GGTATATCTTGAGCCACGCCCGGTTGTTCCCATCAGGATTCGCCGTGTATCCAAGGCTGACCTCACCTTTTCCAGCGTTTGCAGCAGCATCAACATTGATGGCAGAGGTTCCACCATCCGTCAATACCCTAAAATCGTAATTAGCAGACGACGGGTTGAATGTAGAAATACCGGCTTCTTGGTCTAACTGAAGCATAATCGCGCCACCCACAACTAGATGCAGGTCGTCACCGGATTCTTCCCAGATGTAGGTATCACCAGCATTATCGAAGTACAACTTATCCGCAGCACTAATAACAAGATCAGCACCATTGGCGAGAGTTATCGCAGTCGCATCAAACTCTGCAATCTCAACGCCACCAGCAAAAAACTGAATTTCGTCGTTGGTGTCAGAAACGATATAGGTGTCATCATCTACATCCAGCTTGAGCTTATTACCATTCAAGAATATATCAGCATACTCTTGGTTTGCATTGGTACGACGAAGGTTACGAATAGCCATTATTCATCTGTCCCTTCGTACTCAACAAAGATGACACAGTCAACACCACCTTCGCGGATAGCCCGCCAGGTGGACATATCTGGTAGGTCCCAGATTTCAAAGGACTCGGTGGCTGACCAGAGTGGAAAGTTTCCACCGTCTGTGGGAGCAGTTACTGTCCCATTGGTAGAAGTTCTCATAGCTCCACTGACTACTGTAACTCTAGCCATGCGAGTACCAGGCATATTATACCTGTGGGCACCAGTAGTAGATGGGAGATTAGATGCTACCCCACTACTAGAGGTCTGCCCAGACCTGATGAGATCACCACCAGACCCAGCTGTGAGTCCTAGTGAAGCACTTGATATAGTGATAGTCTCATCACCTATAGTTGTCAACGACATTCGCTTGCCTCGTCGCTACCCTCTAAGAGGGACTATTTGTTTAGGGGCCAGCCTAACTGAATACCCCCAATGGTTATACTATGCCCTTACCGTAGAGGTCAACGAGACCAAATGTGGTAGTGCCTGAGTAGTTTCGTAACCGTCCAATTGGACCAGAGTCAGACTCAGCGGTTGACTCTGTGTAGTCCATACCTGCCACAGAGCCAGCGGTAGTCTCTGAGTGACGGACTTCGGCCCCGTCAACCACAGTACCTTCAAAGTACACTGTGTGTGGACCCTTGACTCCAACCCACCCAAACTGGTCAGCAGCCTGGGCTGTCAGACAGACACCAAGCGTTGGACTCAGGAGTGTAGTAGGAGCAATGACCACATCCTTGGCTGGATGCTTGATAAGAGCCAGGTCATCGCTGGTGCTAAGTGCCACAGCAGTGTTACCAAAGATTCTTACCGTCATGGTTGGAGAACCATTCATATCCAGAATGTCGTTTGCCATGATCTCATATGAGTACCCTGGAGTTCCATTCGCCTGAGCCTCAACGTAACCACCAGCAAACTCATTGATCGTAATGTCTGTGCCTGAACCTGGAGGGGATATCTCAAATTCAGTAACACCAGCATCTGCAGCCACAGGCGCCAGTGCGTCGTAGCCATCATCGTCAGCCTCAGACACCACCATGTCACCTACTGTGACGGTGCCGGCAAAGCTAGCATACATCCACACTCGGCGGTTCTGTTTGAGCACAGTACCAAGTGGGAACTTCTGCACGGTGTCAATGTCATAGACATCTAAGTCGTTCCAGTTTGACTCCAGGACAGATGGGTCAAATACTTGAGGATGAGTGGCAGGGATATCAATGGTAATCCCATTACGGAGTTGCTTCACTCCATAGTGGTAACCGCCCATCGGACTATCAATCGTGTATGGCGTAACTGCCATGTTCTAACTCCTAACCCTCCAGGGAGGGGCGTTTGAGAGTGTTGGTGGGAAGTAGCCGCCCACCCCGGCGCTATGGACTAAGCTGTGATAGCTGTGTCCGTAATGTCAAAGATCCGGCCAATGCTCATAATTGAGCCGTCGCCAAATCCATAGAAAGTGTGTAGCCTCTGCTTGGAAGCAATCTTGCCTTCAAGTGTATCGATCTCCTCAACAGAGAACATTTCACCTGGAGACATTCCATTACCACCAACAAGAAGGCCAACGCCTGGGTCCATTTCGGATACCTGACCAAACTTCACGAAGAAGATGGACCAGTTAGCAGCACCCGATGACTTCGCCCGAGCATTAGAACCTTCACCAGTTTCAGCGGTCTCTTCCTGTAGAAAGTCGGTCCGTATGATTGGTATGCCCTTGAAGGACGGTACCTCTCGCCCGAAAGCGTCTACTGTAGTAGGGAAGAGTCCATTGGTGACGTTGCTTAGACCAGCCTCTTGAGTGTAGGCGTCAATGTGGTCACCAACAATGTGGGGCACGAAGATGGCGTCAGCACCATACTTCATGTTCCGCAAAATCTTCCGCATAGAGGCTATGGTCAGAGCACCAGAAACCTCTATGTTGAGACCGTTAGTTTCACCACCTATACCAGTAGGGAAAGCCGCTGCTAGAGCGTGTAAACCATCAGGTTCAGCGTCACCAGTAGCGTAAGTGGCGTCCCCATAGAAGAACTTATCGTTCAGGAACTCCACCATAGCCTTCTGGTTCTCTTTGAACTGAAGGTTAGCGTAATTGTTCAGGCCGCCATAGGTCTCAGCCGTGAACTTGTCAAGGTCTGTCTCAATGTAGGCAATAGACAAGTCTCGTTGCTGCTTGTCATAGGTCGTTGCCGAAGTTGCGACAGTTGAACCACCAGGTCCTAGCTTGGCTGCCTGTGGACGGTTCGCCGTCTCACGAAGGTAGTCTACCCGCAGGCCTAAGGTCTGCTGGACTGGAAGGAACTGGATAGGTCCACCACGTTTGATATCCTCTTCGATTACGCCAGGGATGAGGACTTCTTGTGTGGCTTTTTGGGCCTCTGCGAGGTTATCCCAATGACCAATTTCCGTGGGCAATTTATTTACCTCTAAACTTTATTTGCCGTTCGATCAGCTTGTCTGGCCAGAGACCGCTCTCGTTGAGCCCCGGCGTATTCGCGGTCATTGGCAGGTACATTAGCCTGCCCTCCATTGGTTCCTCCAACGAAGTACCGAGACTGAGCTACTGCAGACTTTTCAGGGTTGCCGCCGATCTTAGCAAAGTTGATTCCTTCATTAGTATTAGGGTTTTCGTCTCTACTCTCGCCGTCGCCAGAGGTTTCAGAGTCGATATTACTATCACTAGTAGAAGAATCATCCCCATTACTGGACTCACCTTTGATGCTACGAGCACCAATCATAAGTAACTCAATCTGTGAAACCGTTTTACCTTCAAGATCACTCTCGGAGATACCCAGTTCCCTGGCAGATTTGGTGATATTTGATATCACATTCTCTTCCAAGGTTCCTACTAGTTCTTTGCTGCTAGCCAGATCGGTTTTGAGCTGAGCCACCTCTAAGACAACTGGTTGATTGCTTGCTTTCCAGTTTCTGAGGTCCTGTAATTCTTTATTGGTTGAAGTGGCGGTTGTTTCCAACTCAGCCACACGAGATTCTGCCGTATTGGCACGTGATTCGGCTGACTCCTTCAAGGACTTTACCCTGAGGAAGTCAGATTCTGGTACTGTTTTCTGGTCGTCGGCCATAGATCTACCTCGATATATCTAGTATATCAGATTGGTTGTTTCGGGTCAATTGTTATCTAATGCAATTTATATGCTATAACATTCCTATTGCAATAGAGTTGCTTCAAGGGTCTGAACTCCAGGGCGCTCCCTTCTTACACGGTCATTATACATATCTTGGGCTTCTTGAGTAAGAACACCTGATACTTCACCCCAGAATAGGAGTACAGAATCTAACTCAGGATTGAGGAGTCTCAAGTTCTCACGAGTTTGAGATACTTCAGCTTCCCAATTAGCTATAACACCTCTACCATCAGGTCTAAGTTCTTCACGTATGTTCTGGCGTTCAGCAGCCTCAGACCTGAGGAACCGCTCAATAATTGCCTGTTCATTCTCAGGTTGACGTCGTTGGACTATAGCTCTTATGTTCTTATATGGCCTTATAAATTCACGGCTGTCACCCCACCTTAGCACTTGCATATCAGCCCAGTCAGCTTGGATACGGCTAAGCAGACGAGGTCCAAATTCAGGACCCATAAGTTCAAACATCATATCTATATGAGCAAAGTAACCGTCAAAGTCCCTTTCCATAGTTCCAGTATCAGGGTTGAATTTGAGCCGTGGTTCAAGGTTATAGTATTCCCATAAGATCTCTTGTCCAGCAGACCAAGTCGGCATAGGTATGTTATGTTCCATATAGAACTGCTCACGCTCGAATCGGGTTTTTGGCACACCCTCAAACCTAGGCAAGTCACCTATACCTTTGACGCTGTCTATAGCAAAGGATAGAACATCATTTATTTCTGATATGGCATCACGAGAAGTAATTACCCCAGCACGCCAATCTAACTCTATTGCTTCAATAGGACGGTGAGACTGATATTCGGCTCCAGATATAGCATCAGTGTCTACGAACCCATTACGACGAGCCCCCTCAAATATATCCTCAATCTGGTTGTGATACTCAATAGTCTTAGACTGGATATCACCAAGGAGTGATGGCATTAGAGGTGCAGTTTGCTGTTGAAGATGGTTCATATGCTTCTCGAGGAATTCTCTCACAACAAACCTGTCCATCGGATCTAAAGCTACAACATCATTTAGTCTACGTCCTGTAGCAGCGAAAGTAGAAGATATTTCTATCTGCTGCTCGGGGCTAATTCCAGTGTAGACAAAGTAAGCTTGACGTAAAGCTTCAAGAGCTTCAATCTTCTCTCTACCTCTAACTCTGAATAGCCCAAATTGTGAGTCTAGCCCAGCCGATATAATGGCTACGTGACGAGCAGTCTTATTCCATGCAGATTGCTCAGTAGCAGTTAGGGCTATACCATCTTTACGTTTCTGCCAAATTTGAACACCATCATGTCCACCAAACTCAGTCTCGGACAGTAGGTTAGCAATTTTGAAGTCACGGAATCTATCTGGGAATATTATATTATTTAGTGCAGCAGTAAATCCTGCATCAGGGAACTTTGCCGTAATAGCACCTAAGGCAGTTTGAGCAGTTGGAGGTAATACCTCACCTAGCTGTGGTCGATGACTAGTAGATGCAGCACCAAACATAGTGATTGGTAGTTGCACGTGAATCCCAGGCCAGAACCCTAGCCTACTTATGTAGTCAAGGAATTCTGTTCCAAATCCAAATTGGTCAGCATACTCTGGGTAGTCAGCCTTATAAAGTCTCCTAAGGCCACCCATCCATACTGTGCCTCTAAGAGGGTTGATCTCTAAGTTTGTTCCTGGTATGTGAGTATAGCCACCATCACTATCTCTTGTGTATCGACCCCAAGCTTGTAAAGGTCCTGGTCGTGATAGCATGTTACGCATAATCCAAGGCCATCGTTGGGCTTCATAATTGAAGTACGGGAAGATGGATTGAGCACTAGCGTTGAGTGCTGTATCATTATTGTAGGTAGGGTAGTCAAGTGTCCTACGTTCCTTGGCGGCAAGAGCAGCCCGCTCACGGATATCAGTCCATTCTGGGTTAGGTATATCTCTCCTCATAAGAATTTTGTCCACACTATCCTGCGGGAGTTGGATTTGATTGCCATCCCAAAGTATCCAGACTCTACCCTCAGCATCTCCACCTGTTCTGGATTTCAAGGTGCCACCATAGGGCCCACCGTAGTGCCTAATACTGTCAAAATCACCAGACTGTAATATCTCTTTTAGCACATTACCAACGGACTGACCAGTCGAGGGGCCACCTAAATTATACGTCCACGAACGGTCTATGAGGTGTGATAATACCCGTAAGTTTGGGTAAACATTGATATTACGGACCGACTTGACCTGGTCGGTTTCAGGATGGAAATCTTTGTAATTAGGATCTTCATATACTTTTTCAAGCTCGATCCTCATGGAGCGGATATCTTGCTCTCGTGCTGACCTAGTAGTATCATCCAGATGACTGAAGTCAAGTTTGCTAGTCCACTCATCATATCCTGCCATGAACTGGTTATGCTGAAGCCTAGACTCAGCAGATTTGACTGGGTCAAGGAAGGTCTTCTTCACATTATAGACGGGTATAAATGCTTCTTTCTTGAGACCGTCAGCAAATTCCTCACTCTCAGAAATGTAGTCAAAGTTTTCTACCCTGGTGGTAGAACCATCAGCGTTGGAGATTGGTTGACCAATACCCCGTATTTGCTCGTAGTCTACTTCGAGGACCCATTCCTCTTTATTACGTCCTCGCTCAAAGAATTCTCTGGTACCCACCAATGGAGCGCCGGCTTCAGCCATACCAACATCTAAATCTCCAACTGATCGACCTATAAATCCTATACTCTTTACATCTTCAGGCGATTCATCCATAGCCTTACGGCCTATGCGAACAAGATCGTTGTCGGTAAGAGCCTGTACAATACCAGTGTCTGCGGGAGGAAGACCAGTTACTAGACCTATAACGCCAGCAGATTCCTGACCCTTGGTGTGGAGTTCTATAAGTAATGCTCCTCCACTACTCCAGTCCTCACCTTCATAGGATGGTCCAGTCTGCATGGTACCTCGGAGATTGTAAGTCCTACCATGGTACCTTACATCCATGTCCAATTCAAATGCAGGTACTTGAACGGCAGAAGTTTCCTTGGTAAAGGATTCATTATGAAGCCTTACTGCTTCAACTTCATGCTTCATCTTAGGAGTAGCTTTGACTACTCTCTGGATACTATTACTTGTTACGTCCTGCTGTGTAATAAAGACGGGTCCAGGCGTGAGGTCAGCACCTTCATTTAGAATCTCCGCCCAGACTTCAGCATTAGCTCTCGACTGTGCCTCAATCCCACCCTCTATGGCTTCTTCACCTACGAAGAGTTGTAGGCCACCAAACTCTGAGGTCTCAGGGATAGGCTTAGTATCATACCTGGAGGTATGAAATTCGGACTTGAGACCTATAGACTTGAAGTCATCGAACACCTCATCCATATTCATTTCAGTAGATATAGCACCTTCATCCAAAGCGGAAGAGGCTTCGAAGGTAACACCTGTTTGTACCGGGTCGGCGTTGACAGCACGAACCTCTGAACTACCTATAGCATGGTCAGCTTTGTATGGATTCTGGACATTGAGGCGAGCCGTCTTTACCTGTGGTCTGGCATCAACTGTTTGGTCAAAATCAACCTCTACGTGGATAGGACCATGGGGAACATCCTGCTCAAAATGTACGTCCCTAATAGATATATTTGCCACTTCATCAGGAATATCCTCTGATTCGGGTACACTGTTCCAATCTATCCTTCTAAGATACTTTTCAAGTGTGGTTATAGAACGTTCCCCAGGAAGTACATCTGCCTGATTAGTCATAAAGGGAAGATCTACTGGAACGCTAGTGTCCTGGCGGATATCTGATTTACCAGTAACCCAGTATAGATCTTCAACCTCTGACCTGGATAACCTAATCTTTTCTGGTGCTCCCGGTGCAGT